AGAGAAGCAGCCAAGCGTGTAGCTAGCTTACTCAAGCCCAGCAAGGCTAGGGTAATGACGCTACCTGAAGGCTACAAAGATGCCAACGAGATGCTGAACAGACAAGACCACAGAAACTATGTGCAAGCTTTCTGGGCAGCTAAAACTTATACACCGTCTGGTGTTCTTAGTGTCACTGAGAATCGTGATAAGTATAAGAACAGAGAGAAGGTTCAGTCGTACCCTTACCCTTGGGACGGTTTGAATCAGAAGCTAGAAGGGTTACGGCATGGTGAGTTGATAACATTAACTGGTGGCACGGGACTAGGCAAGTCTAGTGTTACGCGAGAGCTTGAGCACTGGTTAATTAAAACAACAAACGATAACGTAGGTGTGATCGCGTTAGAAGAAACCTTCAACAGAACAGTAGATGGAATACTTTCTATTGAAGCCAACGCTAAACTACACATCGACAGGATCAGAGATCAGTACACAGAAGAGGAGTTAGATAACTTCTTTGATGTTATGTACGATGGTCAGAACAATAACCGTGTATGGATTCACGCGCACTTTGGTGCGAATGATATTGATTCTATCTTCAGCAAGCTTCGCTTCATGATAGTTGGTTGCAACTGTAAGTGGGTAGTCATTGACCACCTGCACATGTTAGTGTCCACTACGGTGGAAGGTGACGAGAGACGGTCAATTGATGCTATCATGCACCGACTAAGAACCCTTGTAGAAGAGACAGGAGCAGGTGTAATACTTGTATCTCACCTCCGCAGGGTAGACGGTAACAAGGGACACGAGAATGGCATAGAGACAGGCTTGTCACACCTCAGGGGCAGTCAGTCTATTGCTCAGTTATCTGACTGTGTTATATCACTTGAAAGGAATCAGCAATCAGATGACCCACTGGAGGCATCAACAACTAAGGTACGCATACTCAAGAGTAGGTACACTGGTGACGTTGGACTTGCCACATCCCTAGTGTTTGATGATGAGACAGGCAGGCTAGCTGAAGTAGAAACTGATGACCTAACTAACTCTGCATCAGACAACAATGAAATTGCATTGGGGTTTGAGTAATGAGATTAGTATTCGACATAGAAACTGATGACCTTAACGCCACCAAGATATGGTGCATCGTTGCTAAAGACATAGACACTGAGCAAGTCTATACCTATGGGCCTAGTCAGATAGATGAAGGGTGTGAATTACTTTCAGATGCTGATGAGTTAATTGGTCACAACATCATAGGCTTCGACATCCCTGTACTAAAAGACTTGACACGCTTCAAGACACTTGGAGAAGGACAAAGGATAGTAGATACATTGGTACTATCTCGACTGTTCGACCCTGTACGAGAAGCTGGTCATGGCCTGAAGTCTTGGGGCTATAAGCTAAGTTCTAACAAGATAGACTTCAAAGATTTTACAGGTGGTTTCTCCCCTGAGATGTTGGACTATTGTGTGCAAGATGTAGAACTTAATCTGAAGGTGTACCATGCCTTGCGTGAGGAGTCCCGTGGCTTCAGCAAGGAGTCACTGGAGATTGAACACGCAGTAGCATTGATCCTAAAGGAGCAAGAGAAACATGGGTTCTTATACGATGCAATGGAGGCTGACCTTCTCCTCGCTGACCTACGCTCGGTGGTCGCTAAGACAGAGGCAAAAGTTAAGCATGTGTTTAAACCAAAAGTAACTAAGATAAAGTTATACCCTCGCCACACAGCGACAGGAAAGTTGAGCAAGATGGCAGACTCTTGTGCGTTAGCTAGTGGTACTGGTGTCAGAATGACTAAGCCAGAGTACGAGTTGATGACCCTGAAGATTGAGAAAGCAGAAGGTGAGTTGAGTAAGTGTGACCCTGTAATACGCAGCAGAGCTAAGGACTTTAACTTAGCATCAAGGCAGCAGGTTGGTGAGTACTTACAAGACTTTGGCTGGAAGCCTACTGAGTTCACAATTCATGGTAGACCTATTGTAAATGAAAAGACATTAGCAGAGGTGCAGGGAATTCCTGAAGCTGATCTAATTAACTCTTACTTGATGTACCAAAAGCGTGTATCTCAGATCACCTCTTGGGGTGAGGCAGTTGAAGAGGATGGTAGGGTTCATGGCTTTGTAATTCCTAATGGTGCTATCACTGGAAGGATGACACACAGACAACCCAACATGGCTCAAGTACCTTCATCTAATTCACCTTTTGGCTCTGAGTGTAGAGCTTTGTGGACTGTACCTAAAGGTAAGAAGCTGGTGGGTATAGATGCTAGTGGACTTGAACTACGAATGCTTGCACATTATATGGACGATGAGGACTACACAAATGAAATCATTAACGGAGACATACATACCGCTAATCAAAAACTTGCGGGACTTGAATCAAGAAATCAGGCGAAGACATTCATTTATGCCCTCCTATACGGAGCAGGAGATGAAAAGCTTGGAAGCGTGGCTGGGGGAGGTAGATCAGTTGGTTCAAGACTTAGACAATCTTTCTTCGATAATCTTCCAGCATTCGCGGCTCTCAAGAATAGAGTTGCAAGAGCATCAGAAGAGGGCTACATCAAAGGGCTAGATGGGCGTAAGCTTACAGTCCGCAGCCAACATGCTGCTCTAAACACACTACTACAAAGTGCTGGTGCTATTGTTATGAAGAAAGCTTTGATCATTTTAAATGAAAAGATAAAGAAGCTAGACGCTAACTTCGTGGCTAACGTACATGATGAATGGCAGATAGAGGCTGACGAGTCTGTAGCTGATGAGGTAGGTAGGCTGGGTGTTGAGGCTATCATAGAAGCTGGTCTGCACTTCGATCTTAAATGTCCATTGGATGGAGAGTATAATGCCGGGAACAACTGGGCAGAAACCCACTAAACTTTGTTTAGATTGTAGCCAAGAGTTAGTTGCAGATAAAAACTGGCCTCAGTCAAATCAAAGACAAAAAAAATACAGGTGCTTAGAGTGTCATCGTGCTACATCCAGAAGGACTAACACAGGAAAAATGTATGTGAATGGTAAGTATGTCCCAAAAGCACATCCACTACACAAGCCCGGATATTACGGAGGCTTTACAGACGCGGCGTTTAGTTCTTTATCTAACTATGAGCAAAGCTTAGAAGGTGAGGTGTATATTATATACAGCCCCTCCTTCCCTAGCTGGGTAAAGGTAGGAATGGCTATTGACTCTAAGGACAGACTCAAACAGTATCAAACAGGATCACCTTACAGAGACTATAGAGTACATGCTTGCTACCCTGTTAGTGACAGAAGAAAATCAGAAGCAGAAGCCCACGAACTTCTATCACAGAAGCATGAACGTAAAGGTGAATGGTTTGTTTGCTCTACTGTTGTAGCAGAAACTATTTTAAATAAACATTTTAACACGGAAGGAGCACAGTTTGAACTCTTCTAAAAACTTAGACAACCTAGTACCTGACATCTACAAGATGATTGAAGTGTTATCAGATGGTAAACAAATAGACATCTCAGATGATCTTATACATGACTTCGGAGAACGCATGAAGTCTGCCCTTGTTCATTGGACTGAACCGCACAAGCAGTCTAAGGGACTACGCATGAGCAACATAGGCAAGCCATCTAGACAGTTATGGTACGAACAAAAGAGCGACACACCTGCACCTCCCTTGAAAGGGTCTACCCATATTAAGTTTCTGTACGGACATCTTCTTGAAGAGTTGCTCTTACTACTTGTGAAGCTAGCAGGACATGAGGTAACTGATGAGCAGAAAGAAGTTAAAGTAGATGGTATCAAAGGTCACATGGACTGTAAGATAAACGGAGAAGTTGTTGACGTTAAGACTGCATCTAACTTCGGCTTCAAAAAGTTCAAAGAAGGTAGTCTCTACCATGATGATCCCTTTGGTTACATGTATCAGCTTGCAGGGTATGAAGCAGCAGAGGGTACAGACAACGGTGGCTTCCTTGCTATCAACAAAGAGACAGGAGAACTTGCTTTATTTAGGCCCGGAGGCTTGACAAAACCCAATGTCAACACTAGAATAGAGACTCTAAAAAATAACTTAGAGTCAGACACTCCTCCTGAAAGATGCTACGAACCTGTAGTGGAAGGAAAGAAAGGTAACCTACGTCTCGGTTCTGGTTGTTCCTACTGTGGCTTTAAGAATCAATGCTGGTCAGATGCCAACAACGGCAAAGGCTTGAGAGCTTTTAAATATTCTAATGGTATTAAGTACTTCACAAGAGTCACATCCACACCAAATGTTCAGGAGATTTTTATAAAATGAAGCCACAGATTTGTAAAAGAATCAGTAGACAGACAGACATAGTGCTATACCAATGGTTAAAAACTCTTGTGACTGAAGAAGAACAATCAAAGATTAGTGTTAGTAATGTACGTGAATTCATTCCTCCCTCCTCTTACTTCTATGTAGGTAGGACACTTAGACTGAACTTTTATAGTCCTAAGTGGGTACGTAAGACAATCAAGAAGCTTGTTAAACTTGGACATGTAGTAGAGGAGATAAACATGGAACAACTAGAAAGAGTACTACCTCATCGCAACTAAAGTAAAAAATGGCTGGCGTAAAGCTAGAGTACCTCGGCCTAAGAAGTATCTTAAAGAAGATGGCAGTAAGTATGACTCTATCTGGGAGGCTGTGTTACATGAATCAATTCTAAAGGATTGGGAACATCATGTTGATAAAGTACCCTATGTTATTGAACATAAGTACGAGCCTGACTTTGTTAGGGAAGTAGACGGAAAGAAGATATTGCTTGAGTCTAAGGGTAGATTCTGGGACTTCGCAGAGTATAATAAATACATCTGGGTAAAGAAGATCTTGCCTAAAGATGTTGAACTGGTGTTTCTTTTTGCCAACCCTGCTGCCCCTATGCCCGGAGCTAAACGGCGTAAAGATGGTACTAAAAGATCTCACGCTGAGTGGGCAGAAGCACATGACTTCAGATGGTATAGTGAAGATACAATACCTGACCACTGGATTGATGCTAAGGCTAGAGAGTCTGATGAGTATAAGAAACGTAATGATAAACTAAAGGTTAAGATGCAATGAGTATTGATGACGCAACACCGGAAGCGTGGGATAGGATAAACAAATGGCACCGTAATGGGCCAGATCAACACCCACTATTCCCTACAAAAGATGACCCTAAAATGTTGGGTGATCTGTTAAAAGAAGACTATAAATTAGCAGAGGAAAAGATGACAGACAGTTATGCTAAAGAAGTTAATCCCCGCAAAAGGTTTGTTAAAGAACACGGTGAGTTCACACGCCAAGGGTATAAGTTCAAAACTTCTTGGGGTGATGAAGATGTCAATAGCCCTGCACACTATGCCGCACAGGGTGACATAGAATGTATTGATGCTATGGAGTCTATGCTGACAAGAGAAGAAATCATAGGCTACCTCAGAGGCAACTCATTCAAGTACAGGTGGCGTTGTAGGAGTAAGGACAACGCTGTTAAAGATCTACGTAAAGCACAGTGGTACGAGAACAGACTACTAGCTATTTTAGAATCAGATACAGTTGAATAGTAATGGCAGACAACTGGGATAGAAAGACTGAAAGGTCTGAAATGTTTCATAAAAGAAACAAAGCAAAAGATAAGAAACAAAACAAAGCACGTACCAAGGGGTACAGGCAATCACAACTAAGGGAAAAGGATGACATTAACGACATCAAAGATTGGGAAGCAAGACTATCTAGGGATTCAGATTGATTACTCTAGAGAAGATGATCTTAATAACTTCTCAATAGAAACTTTAAAAGACAGATACTTAACAATGGATGAAACTCATGCACAAGAAGCATTCGCAAGAGCCTCGGTCTATGGTGCAACGTATCAAGGATATACTGACTTCGATCTTGCACAGCGACTTTATGACTACAGTAGCAAGGGTTGGTTCGGCTTTAGCACTCCTATTCTTAGTAACGGGGGAACCAAAACTGGTCTACCTATCAGTTGTTTTCTTAAT